ATATATTTAGTTGGGGTGTGACAATTTCACCACCAGTAGTTGCAATCATATTTTCACACATTTTGTCAACACTGTTTTTGTATAGCCTTGTGGCACGCACTAAAAACAGTGCAGATTTTAAGCAAGCGTTAGATGTGTGGACTATGGCGCACAATAAGCCAGAATCACATCCAGATTTTCAGAAACTTTTTATCGCTTACCTGAAAACGGAAATAGTGAATGCCAATGTTTTAGGCAATGGTGGTAAAGCACGCAAGTCTATCCTAGACTCATTGAGCTACACCGATTGGCGTTCAGTGATTAAACGTGAACTTGTACAAACCAGTGACAATTTTGCGGACGTAGAACTCAGTAACGCCATGATGTTATCGGCAAGTGGTGGTGGGCAACGCCTAACCAGTGGGCAAGTTCTAATTTCCGTACCACCTAAGGTGGAAAAATACGGAATTGGCGGAATTTCCGCAGACGGAATTGGCGGAATTGGCGGAATTCACGGAAACTACGGAATTGGCGGAAGCAACAACAATAGCGGAAACGTAGGAAGCGGAAAAATGTCGGTGCAGAAACGTGCGGTAGTCGCATTTTTCCAAAGCAACCCAAACCGAATTGATGAAACATGCGTGTCCTTAGAAGCAGTGATAGGGGTAAGTAAAACGACCATCAATGTCGTACAGAATGCAATCCGCAGTGGCAAAATAACAATCTAGCTCATTCGATTTTTTAGCAGAAGGATATACACAACATGGCTCAAATAATCAAAGTTTTCATCGCACTAACCCTACTGGTCATGATTGTTGGTTGTGGCGCATTGCCACAATCTCAAACATGGGACGCGAATTACGGCACACGGATAAACATCCGTGCAACGGAATACATCAGCGTGGTAGCGGGTATCGTTTACGATTGCACGAACACAGAGTGCATCCAGTTGGCAAGTTTCGGTGAAGGGTTGCCATTAACCGTTGTCGGTATGATTTTCACCGATAGCGGATGGTGGTATGTCGTAGGGGTACAACGTGGGCTAGAGGGGTTTATTCCCGTAGCAGTGGCAGAATATGACTATGGCGCAAATACCACGCCAATAGCACCCAATATCACGAATTCGATTTAAGCCGATAAAAAGAAAACACCCTCTATTGATTTAGAGGGTGCAATCCTAAGGAAACACACACATTTTATATTGTACCATAACTATAAGGATACACACAAATGAACATCCCCACCGAAATTTCGGAACTCGCAGAATCAGGAAATACGTCCTACGAAAATATTAACACCATCCTACGCTACCACGCCAACGCCAAGTTCTCATGGCAAAACAAAGTGCGTGGCGGTACGGATAGCGTGTACAATGTCTTCGTCACATCCGACACAGTTTTCCTGATGAAGCATAGCGCTTCATCAAAGACAAGATTTTCATCATACATGTTGGATGGTTACGGACGCGTTTTGACCACCGAATACCGCACGCACGCCGAATTTGAACTGGCTAGAGGACGCTAACATGTGCGATATTGAGAATTCCCGTGCCGATTTTGAGGAACTGTTGGCGGTAGCGGACGTGGCAAGCCAGCCAGAAAAAGACCGATACAGTTTTGACAGAGTACCCGCAAAAGCCGATACAATCGGCTTGCAAGCAACCGCACGCGCCTTATTTATCCAAAATCTGATTATCTAAAGGAAAAAATCATGACCTACACAGTGAAAATCGTTTTTAATGGCGTAGAAGAGTGCATCAGTGGCTTGACCTACGAACAAGCAACCGCACGTGCAGAGAGTGCATCCCGTTCATACGGGATTAGCGCCGATTGCCACATGAAGGACGGACGCGTATTTGTTTCAGGTGATGACAGTATCAGCATCATATCAAGCAACGGGTTTTGTTCGATAGAAGAAATTTACTCATGGGGTTGCAACGCCGAAGAGTTGGCGCTTTTGCGCCAAACAAATATCGTTGCAGTGGAAAAGTACCGCCGAAATTACCACAACGTCCTAAAGTTATCAAACTTGTCAAAATAGTTCCATCCTACCCTTAGCACCATTAACCCATAAAGGAAACATCATGAATATCATCCCACAAGCAGTTCAAGAATTTGTCACATCCCCAACGCCACTACTTTTAGAAACTATTGGCAAAAACCATGAAGGCAAAGACTTTTCATGGGTAGAGTTAATCGAATTGGGACGCAAGCCGTCCCAACGGACGCACACGGTAAGCGTTACACAAGGTGCGATTTTCCATGCGATTTTTACTCAGTACGGCTACACAATTTTCAGTTATGAGATTGTGGCGGGTATGGTGATTACAACCGCCTATGAGAATTATAGTGACTTTGCAACCGCATTAGGCGAAATTCGCTTAGAAGAGAGAAAATAATGGATACCCCTATCGTAGACGCGCCAAAAATGTCCTATTCGCAAATGTTGCAAGTCGTTAAGAACTGTGAAGGTCATGAATTTCGTTGGACGGAATATCACAACGGAAAACCCGCCGAAAATGTCGCAACCGTAAGACGTGGACGGCTTATTCACACCATCCGCAACGCATTTGTTTCGGAATACCGCGAATATGAACTCATGGAAAACAATGTGCTTGTAAGAGAGTTTGAAAATGAAGGCAGAACGTTTGTCACATACCACCACTTACCTATTGATGAATCTATAGAAGAGAGTAAATAACATGAACATTCAAGAAATTAACGAATTCGTACACTCAGAAAACCCGTCAATAATCGCAATGGCGCAAATTGTAAGAGACTATAAATCGCAAACACCCACGTACTGGAAAGAGGGATATAACGGAAACCTTACCGATTGTACATTTATGGTACAAAATGGCGTAATTTCCTACACGAAAATTGGTAATGGCTTTTTCGTGTGTCGCAGATATGAGAATATAGGTGGCGAACACGTGCGCGTAACAAGATACAATGGCGATCCCCAATTGACATACAATTACTGTGATGAACCGCCATGCGTATATGAACTGAGTGAAGGCGAAGAAATTCAGTACGAATACAAATACGACTACAATTACCGATCATGAGGATGATTCTAAACCCCTCGAATTCGAGGGGTTTGACTCTCTTTCGCATAGTCTAGGAAAACATTCACTTTCGCATAGTCTGCGAAATTGGCGAAAAGTGACACAAACAAAAAAGCAGTGTGCGGATACAAATGCACACTGCTTTTTGATTTTACCCGTCAAACGGATACAGAAAATAGCCAGCCTAAAAACCCCGCTAGAGGGGTATTTTGTTATTTCAGGTAGCGCTTAAAAATAGTCCATGCCAAATCGTCTAGCGTGGTCTTTGTCTTCGCCACTAATCCTTCTACGATAGCCTTAAAACGCGTCACAAGCCGATTTAAGGGTATCTGGATAGGCGCGGGTATGAACGTCCAGTAATCTAAAATAAACGCGATGAAAACGATGAGCGCAAGCGCTACCGCAACATCCCTAGTGATAATATTCTGCGTAAAAAATAGCAGAATCATGATTGCGATAGACGCATATATGTTTCTCATTTGTTTTCATCCTCTATAGTGGTTGCCGAATTATTCAGCATACCGATAATACTGGTTAAGATTGTGCCGATTGTGGTAATCTCTGCGTGCAGTGCGCCAACGTCCGTTTTCAGAACACCCATGTTAATATCGTTGGCAGTGATTGTACACTGCATTGCTACCATTGCTGGCAATAGTTTTTCAAACTGCGTTTTTATAGCCACAACCTCTAGGGTTGTTAGCTTGTGATTCTCATCCATGCGGTTAAAACCCTCGCTTGCCAATTTTAATTGTGAACTTGTTTTGGCATCTAATTCTACCATCAAGCTAGTCTGTTTACCTAATATATCCAGTTGGCGCACGCTAATATCAAGTTGACCAGTTATGATTTTGTCATTGCGTTCATCGCTTTTACTTGCGTCCGCTTGTACCTTCACCAAAAACACAAATATTGCGATAGCAATACCGATTGGCAAACCAAATGACTCAAAAAGTGTTCCTATCGCAATTATATCCATGCTTTTTCCTTTACGTTATACGCCCGTACAGATTAAATAAGACAACGCCATTGACGGTTGCACATTAGGATGTGAAGCACTACCACCAGTAGCGCCGATCGAGTCGTTACTATAGCCACTACCACTTGCCGCCCCTACCCCACCCGCAACCGCAAAGTTAATACTACCAGAAAAAGTACCAACGTGGCTATGGCTAGGCATTTGAGCAACCGTCAATGTGTGCGTAGACAACCCGCCAAAACCGCCAAGATCGTTTGCCCACGCGTCCGCAATTCTATCAGCCGTCCCGTCAATGCCGATAATAGTGCGTCCTCGCAAATCTGGTAAGGGCAAGCGTTTGTTGGCATTAAAATCAGCCGTTGCAGTAAGCCCACGCGTGGTATCAGTACCCGCCGAATTCTGAATGATGAGGATTGCATTGGTGGTAGCACCCCACAATAACCCATACAACAATGCCATATCAGCGTTTGCACGTGCAGTTGCACCACTTGCGGACGCGCCGATAGTGTTGCCATTGCAAAGTAGCCAATGCTCATCAATATTTGTCGTTCTAAAGTTAGCCTGTATTGCACCCACCATATTCCCACGCAATACGAAATTGACGGACGCGATAATTTCATTGTATATCGCGGTTGTGATTAAATCACCTGTGTTGCGTACACTCAAATCATCACCTAATGGCATTTATACTATGAACCTCACTTTAATAGAAGAATGTGTCATAAAACCCGTGCCTGTAACCAACGCAAAATTAACCGTTGTGATGCAATTTGCGGACGGTAGGTTATCAAGCCCAAATCCAAACGTGATTGGCTTGCCGAATACAACCCGCCTACTTTCATGGGGATGTTTTTACTGATGGACGCGTTTTTGAAATTGTATATAACAAAATCACCTTGTGAGAAGCTATGGGTAATGCCATTATTAGCGGTTATGAAGGACATTGACGCATCAACACCCTCTGCGATTAGACCTGCACCATCATTTGACCCTGCACGTTGGTTGTAGTAGTTGGCGGCAGTCACATCACCGTTCAAAACCAACGACATGTTGTCGTTAAGGGCGGCGGCGTTTGACCGAAGGGTAAACGAAATTTCAACATCATAGGCTTGTGCATACCCGTTCAAAGTCGTCAAATCAATTGTGGTGAATAATCCAGCTGTGGCGCGGGTTTGGATTGTGGACACACCACCTACTAGGGGTAGGCTAATAATTTCACCACCACCAGTTAAATCGGTTAATGCTGTACCGCTTGCGGTTAGTCCCAAAAGATGAGTTAAATTATCCCCTACCTGATCGTTCCAAATATCAGCCGTTATAGCGGTAGCGGGTACAAGTGTAGCGGGTGTAGTTCTAGGCATGTGAATGTCCCTTCATGCTAATAAATCAAAATAGTTTTAGCGCCATTTAGTTCGTTGCGACCAGTAACGTTCAGCACAAAACCCACTTGAGATACAGGCTCTAGGAAAAACGTGGCGGTATGCACATTAGATTGTTGCCATGAGTGATTTTCGCCGATAACGATATAGCGTCCAGTGTGGTAGAGGGTATCGGTTAAAGTTGCTTGCACAAAATCCCCTATCTTGAGTCCGCTAACAATCTCAGTGTGGTTACTGCCACTGTCTTCACGTAGCATGGTGATACTTGTGGCGCGTCCACGCAGTGGCAACCTAAGCAATTCCATGTGCGCGGTATACATCACGTCCCTGTATTCCGAAACATTGTTCAGTGACAGAGACTTTTCGCGTTTGCCGAATTCGTCTTGTGACGCAAGGTCATCCACTTGCACCACCAATTGATTTTGCTCAAAAGATGGTGAACCTTCTAAAGTCATACTACTGATAATTGCTGTAACTTTGCCCGAATTGAAAATCTCAAGCGTGGCAATCCCACCATTGGCGGTAATGGTGATATTCGCATCACCTTGCGAATAGACAACAGTTTCGGTAACTGATGTGGCGCTTGCGAATTGACCAGTAGTTCTACGCAGTTTCGCGTCAATGATGATTGTATTGGATGGTGAAATAGTCAATGGCGCGGGTAACGTCCACAATAATTCGGATGGTAGTGTCCGCTTAGGCACACCAGTAACGGTTACAAGATTTACCATCAAATCCCCATACTTGTAGCCAATCCCACGCGTGCGTGTTTCGCTTTTTGCTATGCCGATAGCATCCGACAAGTAGGTATTGTGGCGGTTTTTGAATATGTAACGTCCAGTTCTATCAATATAGAAAAACCCGCGTTCTGTCTGTACCACGTCCGCAATAATTGACCACGCATTGACGCGACCACCACCAAAATCCGTGAATGTGGTCAAACCCTTGTCAAACGTGCGCCACTTGTCGTTAGTCTGTAAAACAGTGGTTACGCCTAATTCGCTAAAGCCAGCTTCACCGACAAGCCAGCTTCCCTCAATGAGCATAAATACCCGTGCCAATTCTAGCACGTCCTCAATAATCTCATCACCAGTAGCGGACGCGTATTCAGGTAAGGCAACCGTTATGCGTTCTAAGAGTCCCTTAGCGCCGATTGCGCTAAAGGTAATATGTCCCTTACCCGTGAACAACCCCGCGGGTTGCCAGTTTATGTTTGGAAAATCTAGGTAGCCGTTCCACATCACGGTACTTGTGGTATCATCCACAATCCGCACACGGCAATATGGTCTAATCAAGCCAGCTATAACACTACTGGAATTTTCTGGACTATATTTTCCAGTGGTGTTTTTCAGCGTCAAGCGCAATGTCAATTCATCACACACAGATTGAAACGGTGAACGTGCGCCTAAAAACCAATCGGCGTTCACCACATCAGCAGTAATATCGTCATACGTCCCCGTGAAATTGCTATTTTTATTCCAATCCACATAGAATTTAATCATATCAAAACCCTCTCTGTTGGGCAATGACAACCAATTGGTCATGCAGTGAGTTTATATCCTGTACGCCATAGATGTTTACCGTGCCACTGATGTTTATACCCTTACCACCACCATCTATTTTCCGATTAGGGGTTATCATACCGCCTACATCAGGTGTAAAGCGTTCCCGTCCCATTTCGCCTACCATGTATGAATGTCCTGCCAGCACACGACCACCCGTAGCACGTCCACGCCCTGTGCGCGGTGGCGGTGCTGGTGGCGGTGTTGCGTTGGCTGGATGCCCCGTTATAAAGTTCGATAATACGTCTACCGTGTGCATTGCAGGGGCGGGACCCGTGTTAATCGAAAGGTCTATCGGTTTTATTCCCCTCAGTCGGTTTATTTCATCCCCAACCGCCTTTATACCATCGCCTATCCCATTTATGAGTCCAGTTATAATGCCGATAACGCCTTCTACAAATGTTTGGATTGCGCCAAATGTGGTCTTGAATATGTTCTCAAGAGTCTTGAAAACATCAGAGTCAACAACCTCACGGATTTTCGTGATAATAGTGTCAATTACCAGAAAAAACGCTGTCAGGAATTCGCCAATTGCGTTTAAGGTAGTTTCAAATATATCTTTCAACAGTTGAAACACTGGACTATCAACAACGGCTTGTATGATTGCAATCACACCCGTTATCACGGTAGTTAAGCCGTTAACAATCGCGGTTATGCCTACCTCAAATATTTCCACAAACTTAGCTAGAATTTCTTGAAACACTGGACTACTTATAACGTCCCTTATCGTGTTGACGATAGTTTCAATTGTGCCGATAAACATCTTAATAATGTCACCGACTAAGCCAAATGCGTTCTCGAAAGTGTCACTAATTGCAGTGAACAATGGTGAATCTATGAACTTTTGAATTTCAGCAACCACAAGCCCAAAGAACGCCACAACGCCTTCTACAATGCTTACACCAAAAGCAAACGCAGTTTCAAATGCGCCGATAATTGTAGCGAATGTTTCCGATTGCGTAAAGTCAACAATCGCGGTTATGACACTTGCGAAAAAATCCGTTACCAGTGTTAACACGGTTACGCCTAAGTTAAAAGCCGATTCAAACACACTGAGTATCGTGGCAAATGTTTCAGATTCTGTAAATCCCACGATTGCAGTTATGACATTGCCGAAAAAGTCTACCACCCCTTGTAAGACAGTTTCGCCGATTTTGAACGCACCCTCAAACGTGCTTACAATCGTGGCGAACAGTGGTGAAGATGTGAAATTCGTAATCTCAGTTATGACACTACCGAAAAAACCGATAATGCCTTCTAACACACCCGCGCCAATGGTTAACGCACTCTCAAACAACCCTCTAAGCGTGGCGAACAATGGTGAAGCGACAAAATCCTCAAACGCTTGCTTGACGAACATAATGCCCAATTCTACCAATTGCCTAGCCGCGGTTATGGCTTTATTGAATGTCCCTACAATGCCTTCATTACCACCAATAACGTGCGCCAATGCCAAACCCGCGCCAATGAGTGCCACAAGTGGTAAGGCTAACACACCCATGCTTACACCGATAGCGGTTGTTGATGTTTTCAGCAATATAAACGCCATATTGAGCAATGCACCACCAGTAGCCAGTGTTCTAAACGCGGTTGCGATTATTGCCGAAGAGACGGCTAACACTGTCATGCTTAAAGCCATTGCCGATAACCCTAAGCTAAGTTGAAAAGCCTGTCTAATTAGTTCAGGGTTTTCACTTGCCCATTGAGTTACTTTCTGGACTAGTGGGGATAACTTATCCAAAAATTTATCTATTTCTGGTAGAAGCGCATCACCAATCACAATCGCCAAATCGTTCAAATCGCCCATCAGGGTATCTATTTTGAACTGAGTAGCCTGTCTAGCGAAAAAGCGGGTAGCTTCCGTTGCACCCCATGCGTTAATTGCAAACTCTCTTAGCGCATCACTATCCATACCCGCTAAAGCAAGCGCACCCATTAACGCTTCTCTGTTCGTGAAGACAGTGGTAAGGTCTACCCCCGCGGCTGTCATATCATGAATGAATGCAATGAGTCCTGTATCGGCAATTTGCGCCATTGCTTGTTCTTGAGTTAATCCCATTGTGGCAAACGCCGCGGTTACTTTCGCAGTGGGATTTAGCAACGATCCCAATAGCGCTTCTATTTGCGTACCCGCTTGTGCGAAAGTCAAGCCACGCGTGGACATATCCGCATACATCAAGCCCAATTCTTCGATACTAATCCCCAATGGTGAAGCTAACCCCGCGGTTTTGGCAAATGAAGCGGATAGCTCATCAAGCGTGCCTACCCCTTGCTTAATCACTTGCGTCATCACGTCCGAGATTCTGGTCACTTTAACGCCTTGTGACGCGTAGGCGTTCAAAGTGGAAACAAGCGCCTTGCCACTGGTGGTTAAATCGGCGTTATTCGCCTCTGCCAATGCAACGGACTCACTCAAAATATCAAAATGCTGGGTTGCATCAGCCACACCACCAACAACATCATACATTGCCGAAGCTATTTCCGTAGCGCCAAATTTAGATGTTGTGGATAGGTCTAATATTGACCTACCCATTGCATCTGTCTCTTCGGTGGTGTAGCCCATTACCGATTGTATATTGACCATTTGCTCATTAAAACCAACCGCGGCGTTAATGGCAACCGCGAAGAGTCCGTTAAGTGGCACGGATAGACTTGCGATATTTGCGCCGATACTGCTAAAGCCAGAACTCATTTTATCGAAGAGATTATCAGAACCCTTCTCAGTACGCTTTAGTTCTCTGTCTATCCGATCAGCGCCACGCTCAAAGTCACTGGTATCGGCTGTAAATAGTACGGTTAACTTTGCTGTTTCCACATTAACGCCTTACTTTTTGTGGTTACTTTGAGCGGTATTCATACCGTCCAGATAGCCGATTGTCATCAGCAAGTCATCTAAATCCATAGCACGGATGTAATCCAACGTCCATCCGTACTTTTCTGCCAGTTGCAGTTCCTGAATAAGCCACGAAAGTTCTTCGCTAACGTGGCTTGTTCTGTTGTAGGCAATGGCGATAAAAATTGATTGGCTAGTCTGCTTTTTTAGTGCGAAACTTAGCAATCAATCTGTCATTGACCAATTCTACCAGTTCCCCCCATTGCTCAAGTTCCATCTCATCCACTGAATCAACACCATCAGGGAAAGTTGTAACCGCGTCTACCATCTCAATCATACCATCAAGATCGCCATCTTTAGCGACTTGCGTAAACTTGCGAAAATCCTTCATGCGCCACGATTCCAAATTGACGATATAGCCACTTTCGGTAATCGGTGCAGATTCTTGTTTTTTGTTGGTGGGTGTTTTTGCTTTTGTCATGTTAATGCCTTATAGGGTTATATGTGAGATAAAATTGAGATTAGAATACGCTTGCCAATTGTTCGTAATGAGCAATCCATGCACCATCACGTAGAAGATTCACAGATACCGAAACAATGTCATCATAGGGGTATGTGCGATCCACACCTGTAACCATTGCGATACAGGAATAGCGTGGTTTGCCTACGGCAGTTCCTTCAGGAGCGTAAATCAGAGTACCATCAGCGTTCAATGCCAACGCGGTACGAATAGCGCTTCCCGCGGTTGTCAATTGTTCTAAATATTCGATGGTAATTTCAGCGGCATTCAGTGTGCGGATGTAAGTACGCGCACGTGAAGCACCCGCACTAACGTCCACTGTATCCGTAGATTCTGTTACCGACACTGAGCGGAAGTCTGCTTGTAAGACCACGCCCTTAAACGAAATATGCAAAAGTTCACCTGTGTAACGATTACTTGCGTTAGTTGCCATTGATTTTTTCCTATTCTATAGAATATCTTATCTTGATGTCAAAACCCTTGCGCCAATATTGCTTGCCATTGTCATTTTCGATGAACGAATAGACTTGCCCTATTTTGGTGCTATAGTTGCTGTAACCAGTGAGGGGAATATCGTTGTTGTGCAAGTGGGTAGCGCACGCGTTGGCAACAGTATAGCACACTTGTCTTGAATCTGCAACGCATTCTACACGGTAATCAAAAGTGTATTCCCCACGTGGCGTAAGGTTGTCAAAACCACCCGCATTATGGTAGAAGACGATATAGGGCAACGCCGATTGTATCGGTGCTTGCAAATTGTAAATGCGTGGGGTAACTGCACCACCGACAAGCGTTGTGATGGTGGCACTTGCGATAAGTTTTTGATAAATTCCGTAGTCCACATCAGGTAAGTTCATGGGGTGCATCCTTTATTATTATGCCGATAAGGTGTGTACAATTTGTCTACGGGTGTACACGTTGTGTCTACGCCTTTATTCCAGTTCTTTTTTGAGCCGTTTAGCCAGCACGTCACTTTTTAACGCACGGTAAAACGCTGGTCTTACAAATGGACGTGGCAACATTCTACGCGTCCCATACTCTAAAAATACTGCGTAGGGTGTGCCGAATTCTAATCGCATCCGCATGACTTTGGCGCGTCTTGTTTCGCGGTTTAGCCGTCCTGTGTCAATGGCGGGTGCAGTATGTGGGGATGAAGGTGATGTTGGAGACCAGTTATCAACAATTTCCGCAACCATCACATCCGCAAACGCTTCTATCACGACAACCGAAATTTCTTCGATGTTGATGTTATCAAAGTGCTTGCGGTTTATGGTGATGGTACTCATTCTGTTTCCACAATTTCAGCACGGGAACTTACATCCCATGAATGACCATCATATATTTTTATCGGCTCATAATTTGCGCCATTGATGGTAAAGACGCTTGCTTTACTGATTACAACCGTTGCGGGTAGCGTAATCATCCACATGCGCCTAAGCCGTTCACCACTTGCTTTTATGTCCAGCTGTATCGAAGAACCTGATGGATCGATTCGGCAAGCCGATACAACCCCAACGGTTAGGGTGTTGGTAAGCCCACCCGCGCCATCAGAGACACTACTATATGCCCTAATGGTGCATGTATCAGGCAGAGTACCATTTACAAACGCACGCATTGAGTCCAGTTGCTTAGGGCTAATCCTCATAATTAACCTCATCCGTGCGAAAACGTCTTGAAAAAACAATGGCGTTTGTCAGGTTTGCAAATTTGCGTTGCATGGCAAGCGCATTCTCATACTGTTTGCCCAAATCTACTCTATGGTTATCGCTTGCCCACGATACCAAATCGGCAAAGTAGCCAGCCTTAATTCCCCACACGTCCGCTACCGCATTGTTCAAGTTATATGAACGGTAGTTGGCGGTATAGGCTACCCCATTTTGTGCAGTGGTGAAGGTCAAGACGCTAGAATCATAATTTATGCTATAGAGTACCGCGCTTACCACATTACCATCAGCATTCATCACCGAAAAACCGCTATTCAAACCCGCACGTTCAATGCGGGTAGGTAGCCGATAGTCCGTGCTAGAATCAGTTATATAATCCAGTGGGATTTTGTAATTCTGGTACTGCCACACGTCCAACGCCGATTGCAGTTGGTCATCCGTCCAGTATGTGACAGAGTTCAGGACATAATCGGCGTTGCCAGCTTGCGCCAAATTACGCAGTTCAAGAATGAGACTTGCCATACCAATCCGTGCCATGATGTTTTCCTTCTATAGGGATGAACCGATAAAACGTGGGTGCTTGCGTTTGAATTGAGCGGTTACTTGTGCTATTTCTGATTGCATTTTTGCCCATTCACGGGTAAATGACAGGGTGTAGTATATGACCACGTTGCGCGTGGGAACTGCAATCCCGTTATGTCCTAGTTCATGCAGAGACAAAAGCAAGTCGTAATCTTCGGGCTTGCCCACACCCTCAATATTGTGAATGTTGTCATCATAGCCGATAGAACGCGCCACGTCCGTTCTGTATAGCAATGCGTTCAGTGGCACGTTAGAGTGATACAATTCCCCGCCATGATATTGGCGTGCTTGCACATCATCATTGCGTGCGCCGATAAAGCGTTGCAACCCGTAGGCGAAACTGCATTCAGGACGTTGGGCAAGGGCATCAGCTAGTTCCAGAATGCCAGCCCCCAAATAGTCGTCATCACCTAAGTACAGGTAGTAAGGCGTTTTGACCATTGCCAACGCGTTGTTCATGGCTTGCACTTTGCCTACTCTACCCATGCCAACATTCACCAATCGGTTATAAAGAACGTTGGGAATATGGGGTGGCTCATCATAATCGTGGTCAAACCATAGGCACACCGACACACCTAAGCCGATACAAGACTCAATGGCACGCGATAGCTCATCAGGGTTAGCGTTACGGCTAGGCAAAATCACACTGATGTGATTCTTTGGACGCACGCCAATTCGGTAGGACGTGGGATGTACCACACTGTTTTTGCTCATTTTGACACTCTTTCGATAAACGGTTGCCAGTAAGTTTCGTACACGGTATCAATGCCATATTTTTCGTGCGTGGTCTTACTGATGAGTTGTCGTCTAAACTCAGACTTTTCAGCCGTGTAGCATTCAGTGACCAATGCTTCAAAAATGGCTTTTACGGACGGGTTGCATTGATATGATTCAAGTGTGGTGTATTGTAAATCGGTGTATCCGACTTTGTACCCACCCACCACCAGTTCAGGCATGGCAGAAAAATCCGTCACAATAACGGGTGTACCGCACGCTTGTGCTTCTATGATTGGCACGCCAAACCCTTCACCACCAGTAGCATTTGAAACTATGTCGCAAGCGTTCATGAGGGTTGCAATCTCATTGGCGCTTACCATGCTTGCACCATACCGATACTGATTCACAAATCGCACGTTCAGCTTAACCGCGAATTGTGTTTCAGCCAATTCGATGAGCCGATTTAGGTCATCACCACCATGACCAGTAATATCTGAGTGAATATACAACATACTGTCAGGGTGTGAGCGTGTGAACATGGCAAATGCGCGTATTTGTTGGTCAAATCTCTTTCGTGATGGTGAACCTTTATTCGCCATGAACATCCCCACGATAAATTTATCGTGTGGAAAGTTGACCATAGTACGCGCTTCTAATTTATCCATTGGCTTAAAAATGGTTGTGTCAATGGCGTGTGGGATATAGGTACTCTCAAAACCCACATCCGACAATTGCTTATGCCCAAATTCCGACATAGCGATTATTCCCGTGATAAGTGGTAGGCGGCTCATCACCATAGGGACTATGGGATCGTGGTCAAGTGGCAACCAATGCCAATAGTTTTCCAGTGACGATAACACGGACTCTTGCATTGCCCATATATCGTATAAGCCGATAGTAACATCAGCTTGATAGAACTGTTGGTGGGCTTTTATTACATCATTACCCCACACGTCCTTACCACCACCAATAACCTCAATGCCATTGACGTTTATAGGGCTACCGTGCAAGCCATAATTGGCGCTATTTGTTACCGTGTGTCCATCCCGTGCAAGCGCGTTGGCAAGCAATCCAGTTTGCACACCATAACCCGTACTTGCCCATATTGCGTTTGAGTGAATCATTATTTTAGCCATGTGTTTTACATCCGCTTGTGTGTGTTTTCCGATACCTAAATTATAGCACAAAAGTATAAAAAAAAGTCCCTATTGCTAGGGACTACGTGTATATTGGTGGTGGGTGGGCTATACGCCATTCAAGTAATGAATCACCAATTGACCATTCACTGGAGCGCTAGTATTGGTTTGATTCTTCACAAATCCCAGCCATTCACCAGCTTTTAGGATAGGCGCGGTGATCGTGAACTGTTGGGGTGTATTGAGTGCAAACGGACTACCAGTACCACCCGCCAATGCGGACATTGCAACCGCGCTAACCACACCAGTAGTACCACGATTCTGCAATGTGACGCTCCAGCCAGTTCCAGCGGTTGTTGCCGCGCCATTGACCACGTAGGCATCAACAATTCGGATAGCACCACCATTGGCGCTCACTGGTGCTTTTAACACCAATGCTTGAAAACTATCACCAACAACGATAGCGGACTCAAGTTGGTAAGTTACGATATTTACATTCAGAGATTCACTCATTTGTTTTTAGTTCCTCTACTATTGGCTTAGCCAAATCGAAAATGAAATTATGCGGGTATACTTGCATCCGAAATAATGGTAACGCCGAATTCTGGACGGGTAACGCCAACGCCATAGCCAGCGGACGCGTCCAGTTCAATGGTGTTATTTTTGTCGTTGCGTTGTGTCTCAATGGTGAACGGTTGCCGAATATCTAGCCCTATCGCTTCTCTCGCAAACATAGCGCCAAAAGCGTTTTTATCCTCATTGATGAGGACGGTAGGGCATACAACAAACGTGATGTTTGGCATGAGTTCACTCTCAAAGTACACACCCTCTAGGTCATTGTATGGTGTTACTGCACGTGGGTGTGGGTTGCCGATAAGAGTATCCATCAAATGCACCCATTGGTAGGGATGAAGCACACAGAACAATTTACCGTGTGCCTTGTTCGCCGATAGAATTAGGGACGCATTGCGGATACTTGCCCATTTTAGGGGTGTGTTTGTAACGCCTACCGTCCCACCAGTAAAGCCTGTAAATTTCTCTGCAATATCAGAGTCCAGTTTATCGGCAAAACCATAAGCCAATTCGTTTGACGCGTCCCTCATCACGTTGGCGGGATCGCTTTTCATCCGTGTGTCCGTGATGATAAACTTGTCTGTAACGAACATAGGTGCAATCGTGGTTAGCCGATTTTTGCTAAATACAGTAGGTGTAACTGCTTCACCATCCGCAACACTGCGAAACTTTGCGTTTGAAAAAGTGCCGATAGTGCGTGGGGAATAGTCGGTAGCGTCCTCATACAAGTGAACGCACGGTAGCAACCGTGATACTATTTTAGCCGTGTATTGCGTGCCGATAATTTCCATCATATTCCCCTTAGGTTAATTAGGCGGGTACAGTTGCATCAGAGACAATTTTCACACCCAACAACGGACGGATAGCCCCAACACCATAAACCATACTTGCGTTTAATTCGGTGCTGTACCGACTTTCATCCCGTGAAGCGTTAATCATAAACCCTTGTCGCATATCCAAACCAATGGCGTTGCTCACATACATTGCACCCGTAGCGTCATCGCTAGCGTCAATGGGGATAGCGTTGGTTACAACAAACGTGGTGTTTGCCACAACGCCGCTTGTGAAATACACACCATCCAGTTCATTGTAAACGTTAACCGCGTTTGCGATTGCGTGTCCAGTGGTGGTTGCGGATGTTACTAAGTCTGCAAACTGATATGGATGAAGGACGCAGAACACACGTCCGTTTGCCTTACGTGCGGATAAAATGGCAGACGCGTTACTAATCATAGTCCATGTGAGCGGGTTGCCAGCAGTACCAACAGTACCACCTGTAAGGCTACCGAAAAGCGCCACAATATCAGCGTCAATATTATCGGCGAAAGCGCTACCCAATTGTTCGGACGCATCACGCATCACGTTATCAGGATCGCTCATCATGCGTGCGTCCGTGATAAGGTAATGATCGGCGCGTCTTTGTGGGGTTACGGTTGCCAATGATGTTTTGTTGAACTGAGTTGGCGTAACGTCTTCACCATCCGCAACCGTGCGGACGTTGGCGGGTTGGTATTCGCCTAGCACACGTGGCGCAAACCCAACCGCGTCTTGAAACAAGCGGACGGTAGGCAACAAACGCGCTTGATTAGAGAGTGTGAAGAGTGTCCCCTCATAAATACTTGCGACAAAAGCCGAAATATCGTTATATGTACTATTTCCTGCTGGCATGTGATTCTCCCATTATTTTAGGTTAAAACCACCACCTAATTGTGATGGTGTGGTGTTACTAAGATGTGCGGGTTTGCCGATAGTCGGTTGCCCTAGCCCACCCATGCGCGGTAACACTTGCGGTTTTGGTGCAACCAATTCGGCATGTGTGGCGCTTAGTTTTACTGCAAGTTTTTGGGCTTGCGCGGTTACAGTTTCCTCATCAGTTCCTGATAAGAATTCCATAAAATCAACATCTAACCGATTTTCCGATAGCACCCGCTTTTTGAGTTCTGAGAAGCGCAATGCGCGTTCTTGTTCTAGGGATTGCTCAATTTCTGCAACGCGCACGGTAAAAGCCGATATAGACTCATCCCGTTGGGTTGCGGACTCTTGTAATTTTGCCATTGCCAATTCCGACTTGTTAAAAAGTCGTTCAAACTTTTCAGCTTGTGAACGGTAGTATGGCACACCTAGACCATCCGCTTGTGTTTCCACAACGGCTTTTTCCACTGGAAATTCACCATCTTCATTTAGCATCTCAGACACCCTTTATTGTATTTTTGCGATAAACATTTTCATTATAGCATACTTTTGTTCTGAATTGCAAGCTATAGCCCTAAGCGTTGTTTGGCTTGCTCAATGTCCATCACACCCAATGCCACTTGACGTTCAATGAGTGCCAATTCCTGACTTGCGTCTACGGGTAGCGCTTCACCCCACACGACACTAATCCGTGTATCAATGGGCAACGCCGATAGTTCCAACATCAGCAACGAAATACGTTTAATCCCTTCGCTGTACTGTCTGCGTAGAGTTTCGTTGTGGGCAATCATTGGCGCAAAAGACGCACGCACACCTAGATTAGTCATGCCACGAAAGTTATCCACACCCTCTACGATAACTACCCGCGCTTGCCGAAAAAATCGGTTAATGAGCGATTCCAACATGGTCATGGATGAACTCAAATCGGAACTCATCTCTAGGTTAAAGATTTTGGCATCAGGGTTTTTAATGCTCATAAACCCGCCGATTGGTGTTTCCATCAGTTCATCAGCCACAAATCCAGTGCCTACCGTTGTTGGTGAAGCGTGGTAGCGCAAAATAGAATTTACGTCACTGGCAATCTTATTTATGTCATCATTCATGGCGTAATGCGGAATATCCGAAGAACCGTACACGCTACCGATAGAGGGGTTATGTTTCCATCCGACAATTGGGCATTGGGCATAGTCCCACATAATCGGCTCATGCACCAGTTCCCATTTGCGCCCCTTTAGGGTGTACTCATAAATAACCCACGTTGTGCCTTCTAACAAAATGAGTTGGCGCTCATTACCCCACCGAATTTCATAGCCGATAATAGCCGAAGAGTGTCCGCTTGCCACGTACTGGATAACGTTCTCAGTGGGGATGATTGTCACTTGTGGCAACCCGTTAAGACGTGGCGTTACCATCACGAACACATGACCAGTAATACTGCCATAGGTAGCCATTTCTTGTAGGACGGTAGAACCACCCAACGCGTCCCACGTGGCATTGAGGAACTCTTGATTGCCTTCACTTTCGATTTTAGGCGTAAACGGTAACAGAAAAGCAACAGTTTCATCTACCACTTGCTTACAAAGATTGTAGGTGATGTTGTCGGAACTCTTGACCAATTGCTTTTTGTGTTCGCCATTGTAGTATGCGATATGGGTATTCACCATTGCGCGTCTTTTGCCGAATTCAGCATCAGCCAAATCCGTGTATTTTCTTTCGTTTATGAGTGTCAAGTCTGTGATTATCATTTACGATCTCCTAAATGGATTAATTTTCGATATGGTAATTTTTGTGGACACATCGCTACAAGCATATAGCCCTATGGCACGCGCTATCACAGTGTCATCATGCCCACCAGTAGGTGCAGAGTATTTCCATCCACCACCCGCCGATTGTGTCATGGTATAGGACGCTAGTTCTTGTGCGCCGATAATATCATCCGTTAACTTTATGGTGTTCTTTTCCAACGCCAACGCCAATGCTTGTATGATTTTAGGCTTAGATTGCGCGGTTGTGGCAAACCCTTCTATGGGCAATCCCTCACTCTGCAATTGCTCAATTTGTGGCTCACCGATAGAGTTGGACTCTGCCAGCACTTTCACCACGCCATATTCCGTTGCCAGCTTAGTTAGCCTAGCGCGTTGCAGTTCCCACGATATTTGATTAAATCGGTCAAGATGAACCTCACTCATGGTTGTTGTATCCCACACCGAAATAGCGGTAAAGTCGTTTGACTTACCCCAATCCACACCCATAACATATTTGTGTCCAACAACGGGTAAAGCCGATTTAACCAGATTTTCCGTGATGTTGCGGAATACCGCGCCTTCACTTGAGACAAATTCCGCTTCAAATTCTTCTCTGTACTGCAATGGTGATAGGATGTTCTGGAACTGTCTGAGTTCATCAGCCGTGATATGCGCGTTGGTGCTTGTCGGATACTGGAAAGATTTCCAGTTTGGCTCATGGTTTTCCAATTGGAAAAGCCGATAAAAGTCATTGAAACCTTTAGGGGTGCTACATATTATAGCCTTGCCAGCCCTACCCGCCAACGTGGGCAATATGTCGGATGTAAATTTGTGGTACAGGTCAGGGATGTATGAGCCTTCGTCCACAATGAACAGGTCATAACCCGCGCCACGCGTTGCGGTAGACGCTTCACCAGACCAACACGTTAGCTTGCCACGCGTCAATGCCCTAAGTGAATATTGTGCGCGGTTTTGTTCTGTAACGATTGGCTTTAGCCGTTCAAGTATCTTCGTGAAAGTATCCCACATTTGCTTATAGTTCATCGAATAATATGCGACATTTTTGCCAGCGATAACCGCTTCACAGATTATCACTGTCAAGAGTTCGGTTTTACCCCAACGTCTACCCGCACACAACACCTTAAACCGTGTGTTGTCATCCTTAAAGGATTGTTGTAACGGGTATAGTTTGGGGAATACCACCCTTATTTCATTACTCATCATAGACCACTTTAACAGTGACTACTGCATCACCATCAGCCACGATATTCGTGGTGTTGGCATACCCCAATTTGCGTCCTTGTGTGCCGATAACCAGTTTAATGGCTTGCCAATCACCATCACGTACCAATTGCCCTAGAGTATCTTCGGCAAGCACAAGCATATCATCCCGTGCGTGTTGCCTAACCTCATGCAAGTGTGGATAAGAACGCATGTACGCGTAAACCGTTGCCACATCCACATCAAGTACCTTAGCCACATCAGCGACAATACCGCCACATATTTTGAACGCGTATTCGATATTGCCCAACGGTTGCACGTGGCGCTTATCGGAATTTTCATACGCTTCATCACGAAAATCCCGTAGTCCAAACTCTTCGATTGCTTTTGTGAGTGTCTGAGAACTTACCGCAAAATCACATGCCACACGCGCCATGATACCACCATGCGCCATGATGGACTCTTTCAATTCCTCAATTTCGATTTTCTTTTTATGTCTCATTGCTTACCATCCTTCATACTGATTATGCCGATTATACACCATTTTTGAGCTTTATAACCACTTTTTACAGGGTGTGATCACTTTCGGCATATATATGTTTCTTTTATATGCCGAAAGTGATCACACCCTAGAATTTTGGTCAAGAATACCCCTGAACGTCACTTAGTTTCAGTTTGTGAATCTCATGTGATTCCGCTAAACATTGACCTAGCGTGGTGAATTTCCGTGTTTCACCTTGCTTTTTTTCAATATATTTTTGACCGAGAAAGTTTTTAGCAGTCTCTGCCACGCCGATTAAGCACATGATATTGGCGTACAACGTGGCTTGTACCCGTAAAGCACGGGTATCATCCGTTAGAAGCGTCAATAGGATGTACCCGTAGTTTATTTCGTTCACCACATGGCGCAATAACTGTTCATGCGCCAACGCATTTGTGTCATCACTGCAAAAGAATGAAAAGTCGGTTGTCATTTGTTCTTACCTTCTCTGATGGAATTGTCTAAGCGGATTTTTTCGATGATTTTTTCAGCTATCCCCAATCGTTGGGCAAGTGCAACCGCGTCAATGGTCATGAAACTTGCACGCGTACCCCTAGATTGTTCACCGTTGCCAGAACGTACACGCGTACCCTTCATAACCTTGCTTTTGCGCTTAAGCGGTACACTGTATTGCAACAATAGGAATTGCAATTCGGTGATGTGGTCTTCGGTGAACTTTGTGCGTCCAAATAGCCAGCGGACGCGCACGCGATTACCGTCAATGAACGTTTTCACGGTATCAGTGACCAATGTTTCCTTAGAGTACCCCACGATTGCGTAAAGGTCTTCTAATTCAGACAACCCCATTGCGCTCATAAGTTCTGCAAAAAACTGTGTTCTAAGCAAAATTGGGTTGTAATCTTGACGCGCAACACCCACATTCTTTCTGGTGTTCAGTTCCACACGTTCAAACGCTTCTAATTGCACATAGGCTAAATTAGCCATGCGCTCATATTTCGTCACTGTGTGTAACTCATCATAATGAATTTCTAGGATGGTTTCACCGACAAAGTTTTCAATGATGTTGCGCTTGCGTCCGTAGGTAATTTCGCGGGTGTTGGTCTTCGCTTCTAAAATGACTTTCTGTTGTTCGGCGGTAATCGGCGCATGGTTTAGAGTTGTCTCACACTGCCAAATTTCATCCGCTTCACTTGCCACGCGAAACACTGCACGCACAAAGTCGTTATCATCCGCAAGCCGTTCAACAAAACAAAATCCGTTCTGCAACGCGCTTCTACAAAACGATTTTGATTGGTTTTTCCGTTGGTAATTCTCAGAGACTTTGAGTTCTGCATACAGTTTGGCGCTTGCTTTTGATTCTTCACTGACAATCTCAGTGTCGTAGAACGCACACCATTGCAAATCTTCTAAAATCTGTTCTTGTGTAACCATGATACTATGGTCATCCTTACTTTGAGCAATCCCCACCACGTGATATTTTTCGGCGTTGCGTACACGGCTTATCATTTGTACGCAATCTTCACCAGTGAGGGTTTGGGTTGCAATCAGGTAGGCGTTTTTGCATTCACGGGTTATATCCACACCAGTACCCAATGAGGACGTATAAATCAGTAACTGAATGCCCGCATGGTTAATGTCAAACAAAACCGCTTCTAATTCGGCGTTATCAGCAGTTTCGGATGTGACGCATAGCACTTTTATGCCAAATGTTTCGGCAATCCGTGCGATAACGTGTGCATCAGACTTTTGGCAACACGCAATAGCCGTAAACCCGTCAAGTGCCGATAAAAACGCGTCTGTGAGCATCCCATATTTTGTATCCCACACGGTTGTAGCGCGTGCGGGTGGTTTGCCAGCGTTAAACACGCGCAACACTGGACGTAGGGACGTGCGTTCTATCCACAATGCGGACTCATGTGAGAAATTGGCATCCATGCACACTACTAGTTTTGCATGTTGGATAAAATTTGTGAGCATGGTTTGGGGTGTGTTGCGTGATCGTCTCAAAAATGGTGATTTAACCATGTGCAAAAGCGATTGGGTTGCTTCATCCAGTATGATAATGTCGTGGTCAATAGTCCCACCAGTAGTTTGATACTTGAACAAACTGTCTATGGTCACTACCGCGCTACCCTTAAAATCATCCGTTGCGTGGGTGGGGATACCCAAATCAGTAGCAGTTCTGTTCACCAACGCTTTTCTATGGCAAATGACCAAAACGCGTGGGGTTTTTCCGTGCATTTGCTCAAATTTGTTGCAAATCTGTGTCATCATAGAAGATTTACCGCTACCCGTTGGGGATTTAATCAGGACTACGGGATAGCTCATCATGCGTTCAAAATCCACATCAGCCATATCGGTAACATAACGGGTATCAAGCGTCAACAATCTGTCATAATGGGCAAGTTTCAAAAATGGTGCATCCTCATCCGCTTCATTCATCCACAAAACATCACTGTGATCGGGTGTTTTGCCAAATGCGGATGTAAATGTTGCCTTAAAGGAATAAACCCCGTCTTCTGCAATGTACCCGTTCTTGACCATTGCGGAATATATCAATGGATATGCAACGTCTACCGCCACACCAGAATCATTCATATCGGCACACAGTTTGAAACATGTGTGGTTGCGATTTACCGACACTGTTTCAAGTGCCGATATACGCGCCATGAACTTTTTACCCACTTTGGCTACCATTGCTTTAGTCGGTGTAATGGGTGCATCCGCTACCGCTACCGCACGCCTACCCAACGAAGACTTGTAGCTCATGCGGGTAACGGCTACCGCGCCTTCTATGTCCCTAGCAACCGATAGGGGTAGGGTGTTGTCAGATTGCCAAATAAGTTCAGGACGCGCTTGTAAGTCATGCCCAAAGAAAAAACGTGCAGAATCTTTCGCAACCGCGTCAATTCCGACAATTTGCTTGCTCATCATGGCAATGAGATTCACCATGAGGGATTTATATTCTTCGGCGCTAACAATAGACGCGTCTAGGAAAAAAACCACGCGCCATTTTGGATGTTGTGGGGTATAAGATGGTGAAGCGTAGATAAACCCGCAAAAACTGGCTAAAAACGCGTTTGCCATAAGGTCATCAAGTGTTGTGACAGTTCCTTCTACCCCGTCAATGTCTAAGGCTAGGACGGATGAAGAGAGAAAGTTATCAGCAGTACGCCGATTGTCGGTGTATTCGCCGATAGCCCATGCGTAACCGCTTGTTACGTGGGTTATGAACTGTTGACGGCTTATCGCCACTGAGTTCCATTTTGCGTTGGGGATGTGGTTTTGGTCTTTGTTGTATAGGTCTTTCGTGGTGGTGATTTTCATTTGTGTGTCCTTTATATTATGGATGTTGCGCTCATTTGTACCCATATTATACACCATTTTTGAGCCGAAAGTCTATAGTTTTTGTGTTAGAAATTCCGAAAACGCTACCCAATTTTCACCACCTTCCTTTATATCCATTGCCCAACGATATTCCCTCATTGTACAGTAAAAGTATCAAAATCAGCAACCCCATGCTATTCCCCAAATGAAAAACCCCAAAAACGATGAGCGCCGTTTTGGGGTTTAAGACTAAAGGAGTAACAAATATCACCACGTGGATAAAACCGACCAGATTTTTTCCACACTTACAGTATACCACAAAAATGAGCCAAAAACACAACGACTTTTGTTAGAAGAGTATTAGAATTGCCATGCCTACCTGACAACAAAAAAACCACTGCCTAATCACAGTGGTTTTTCCGAAGATGTGTACGGTTGAGTCGAACACATCAAAATCAGCAATACCCGTTAGGCGTAAGTGAAAGGCAATAACCCTTAAGCCATGATTACAGTATATCGCATTTTTACGATATAGGCAAGGGGTTTGTGTTAGAGTTGTGTAAGAATTTTTCGGCAAAGTGATATTATTGCTCAAAGATATGGTATACTGAGTGCTAAGAGTTACCCTCATAAATCTAACGCAAAGGCAAAATATAATGAACGAACAGAACGAACACGCAGAACTAGAGTCAAAAATGAACGGGTTGTTGGTGCTTAACCCTGAACAACATCAGCACGCAAAGAATCAGGCTATGGACATTCTCAAAAAATCCACACAAGGCAAGCCAATTCGCGCCGATTACAATAGCATAAATGAATCGGAATATCCACAATGGTTTACACCCGTTGCGGGGTTGTTTATCCTTTTTGTATTTGCATCGGCGGGTATATTTTCATTCTTACGCGTGTATGAAAGTGGCTATGTGTACTTTTTGGGCAAATTTGCCGAACAAAATGGCGTTACAACCGCAATTGACTTAACAAAGTTCACTGGTGGTATTAACAACCCACAACAAGCCGCCTTAGCAGGTGTGTTGGGCTTCATTTTAGCGGAATTCATGATAATAGTTTCCGTAGTTACATCACACACAATCGCTAAAGG